ACATTTATAAATTTAAGTAACTGAAACAGATGCCTTTTCATTTCGGTGTAAATTTAATAGGATGTGATATTTCATTTCCATTAAAGTCTAATAGTTTGCCGTTCATTTCAAAATGTACCTCCATGTGTTTATTCTTATAGTTCTGAATCAGAAGCTTGATTTTCTCTTGAACATCTTCAATGGAGAGAAACTCTCCATATCCGATGTCTTGCCACTCTGTGAATTCGTTGAACTTATTGATAAACCTACGCTTGAGGATGAAATCAGAAGGGGAGTGAACTTTCTTTCTCGGCATACTGAGGTTTAGATTGATGTGCTTGCTTTTTCTCTACCACCATCGCTGGTTTACCATCAGACCAAAATACTTTTCCTGATCCTGTCCAGAACTTCTGCTTTTTAGCCTCTCTGTCCTCTTTTGTCTGAGATACATAGGATTGAACATTCTGTCCGTAATCGTTTGCCTCATCGTTCATTGAGATGGTCAATGAGACTCCTTTAAGACCCTTTGCTTTAACTGTGGTAAGTAGGGTTTCTAGTGTTTCCTGCTTTAGGAAGATTTCTGATAAATTTGCCATTTTTTTAATTGTTTTTGGTTTGTCTTGTAATATTAACTTATTGATTTATTGGATTCAAGAAAATTCTGATATTTTTCATAGAAGTCATCAAAGTTTTTTACTATCCAGTACTGACCTCCAGACTTTTCTATAGCCTCTTGGTAGACTTTCTGATGCTCTGACTGCCTGTCTCTGCCTATCTTTATTTCTATCTTTACCGACCTACCTAGGATTGTAGCTGAAATATCCGCTGATCCTTTGGTTGCAGTTGACTTGCCCCAGGTCATTGAGCCGATGGTCTTGGTTCTGCCTATGACATCGGTGACTTGCTTTCGGTTGTCGATAGGTCTACCCATCGTATTGATTCGCTCTGCTTGGTATCCATTAAGCTCTAGGAATTCCTTAACGCACTTGGTTAGTCCATTGGCGGTCTTATCCTCGTACTTCGGTGCTGATATAGCATACTTAGGCACATTCGGATAGGATTCTAGCATCGACTCTTGCTTGAGTTGTTTAAGAATGTCAAGTGGTTTCATATAGATAGTTGCTTATCAAGTTGATTATACTGCTCGATTGCTTTAAATATCTGATAGACTACTTGGGGGACTATTGCGTTTCCTCCTGCTTTAATTGATTCGTTTCTCCATTTAGGAAAGGTAATAGAGTCCAATCTGTCGGAAAGCCCATCATCTCCATCACAAATTGGGGAGACAGATGGGAACATTTCGAAGTCTGCTCCTGGTAATTTATTGCGTCTTTTAATGAATTTGTCATTGGATTGTGACCTTCTCTTGGAGCATTCCCCCTCCTCCCTGCATTCTTGTCTGATACTACTGGAGTCGGAAGCATTTTCTTTGTCCATCCCGAATTGTGTTCCAAATGTCTCAGAGAATAATTGTTCTCCTGAACTGTACTTACAAAATCCGAGGCTTGAGGAGTCGGTAGCATCCCTAACTTTTTCATTGTCGGTGGGTATCCACTCATTATCTCTTGAGCAAGAGTTCCGCTGTTCCCCGATATTGGATTCTTTTTGCCCGAACTCACTTCCCCATCCATCTTTGTTGGAGTTTTTAACAGACCGGAATAAATAACCTGACTCAGTAGGCAGTTGTACTTGTTGTTCGGATGAGGGGCCTGGTTTAATCCATCCTCCGTTCTCTTCTTTTGCCTCGTTTGATATTCTTCTGGACTTTCTGCTATCTGCACAAGATTTGGAGTAAGCAACAAACCAAACCCTGTCCCTTCTGTGTGGAGCGTTGACGCTTGCAGCTGGAAGTACATACGGTTGTACTTCGTACCCTTGAGCTTCCAAGTCAGCTTGCACCTCGTGGAATACCAACCCTCCATCCCAATTAACAAGTCCGAGAACATTTTCGCCCACGACCCATGTCGGTTGAATTTCTCGTATTGCTCTAAGCATTTCGGGCCATAAATGGCGTTCATCCTCTTTGCCTTTTCTTTTTCCTGCCATTGAATAGGGTTGGCATGGGAATCCACCGGTAATGATGTCAATTGTTCCTCTGTGAATAGAGAAATCTGTCTTTGTGATATCATGATATGATATTGCTTTAGGCCAATAATAATTTAAAACTTTCTGTCCAAACTCATTCCACTCACAATGGAAAACATTCTCCCATCCCATCCATTCGGAGGCTAAATCAAAGCCTCCTATTCCGCTAAATAGTGATCCATGTCTCATCTTAAAACGGCAAATCAAAAGCTTCTAAGTGCAATACAGGAGTCTTATAGTCTGTTCCAAACCTGCAAAGGTATTCAAAGGCAAGAACTCTATTTGCTTCTCTCATCTTTAGCCAAATTCCTTGGGTGTAAGTCTTATCATAGTCCCCAGGTCTCTGCTCCATAAACTTATCCCAGAATACTTCAAATGGGATTTCTGATACTTCGTCTAGTGCTTCAATCATTTCTTTAAGTGTTTATAAATAGTGGTTCTACTAACATTAAGTAACTCCGCTAACTCAGAGCGGTTAAAATCAGGGATGGTCTTATGAATCATCTCTATTTTCTTTTCTATGGACTCATTCTTCATCGACCTAATTATCTCACTAAGCTCATTAGACTCCAAGCTACTGACCTTAATCTTCTTAGACATAGCAATAAAGTAGTTGCTCAACTTCTCTGCCTTGAGCAAACTTTCCTTAGTAACAAAGTCAAAGTCCTTCCCTGTCTCAAAAGAAGTCAAGGTATTAATCAGCATAGCAAATCTAGGTACATAAGCCTTCTGCTTACTCAACATCGACTTTACATATTCCGATATGTCATCAGAGTTCTGCAAGTCTGTGATGTTGTTAAATATCCTCTCCCATTCAATATCTGCTTGGCTATCGAATCTAATGATGCGACTCTCAATCTCTCCAAACTTATTGTACTGCAAGACCTGTGTCCTAACTAAGTTATAGAACTGACTAATGTAAGCCTCGTACCAATCCAATATCTCTTGATCAATCGAGTTCTTATTGTAATGCTCAATCTCCTTATCAGGGTAACTAACAAGCAATCGGTCTAAGAATCCGTTGTCTTTGTTTTCCATCGTGGATATCTGCGAGAATATACCAGGCTGAATACCACCAAGAACAGGAATCAATGGGCTCTGCACAAAGCTACTCTTAGCAGTCTTCCTTGTAAGAATCGCTGCTTGGTTAGACCAACAGGACAACCAAAACTCGAGATCAGAACCAGGTTTATACTTATTCATGTCCTTAATCCATCCGTTCAGCTCATCCTTAAATACTGCAATGCCTACTTGGTTTTCCTCATGCAAATCCGCCAAGGCTTCAACGGTGATGTCATTTACTATCAACTGCTTTCTCACAGGCTCCTTGACTTCCTCCACATCCTTCTTTTCCTTTGCACTAAGCTTCTCGTACTCCTTGTACTTCTTGTACTCGTTCTGATAGTGCTTAATCTCAAAGCTATTCTTCTTAGCAATCGGGAAGATGATGGCATTTATACTAGGGGTCTTGCCTAGACCTGCCTTGCCTATCAAGCCAATCCAAATGTTGCAAGACTCTCTCCATCCCGTTTTTACTTCCACCTTGCAAGCATTACCGATGCATAGTGACAGAAGCCAAAGTAAGCTACATCCCATGTAGTCAATAGAATGATTAAGCGTTTTCTGATTTAACAGAATATAACTCTGTATTGACTCAGGGAACACATCAATCGGAAATATTAAGTCTTCCTTGGGGATCTCAATCTTCTCAATCTCTACCTTTCGAATCTTTCGCTCTCCATAGCCTTCTTTGTACAACTCCTTAGCAGCAGCAGAGTAGTCTCCATTGAAGTATTTGTAAGCGTAGATACTAAAAGGAGTCAAAGGGCTCTCGTGAGGGTAAATCGTGGCCGTGGTGAAGAGATAACAGAGACCAGTATCCTTGTATATAAATCCATGCAAGGCATCCTTAGAATTGGTTTTTCTTATCACTATGCGGTCAGTCAAGTGCTTGACTGCCGTGAACTCATTTGCAATCAAGTCCAACACTCTGTTCCTCTGATTGTAATCCTCCCAAGGTGTCAATCCACTATACTCTGTATTTTCCACCTTGACTTCCACCTTGGCTTCATCGTAGTGGAAGTATCGGCATAGGCTGAAGAGAATGTCTCGCTCCTCCTCTGTGATCTCCTGGATTTGCTCATAAGACATCTCCGATACTTGGTTGTCATAGATATAGATATACCCACCCGTACCCCTAGTTTCAATTAAGGCTTGAGAATGTCCTTTTAGCGTTGCAAGCTTTCTGTTACCTTCTACCTTAGAGCATCTATATATAATATGATAACCTGAGTTTATAGTCTTATATATAACAAACTTTCTATTAAAGTCATCAATATGATCAGATATAAAGCTTACAAACTCACTCCAAAACTTCTTTCCATCTTG